AACACGTTAAGAAAGCGCGTGGTATACAGACTACATGGGTATGGTTAAACGAGACTAAGGAGCATTCTAAGGCTGTATTAGACATGTTAGACCTTAGACATGGTAGATACCCCTCTAACAAGGAAGGAGTGCGCCCTACGCACCACGGAATCATCGGTGACAGTAACGCCCCTGACGAAGACCACTGGTATTTTAAGTTAGCTGAGATAGAACGCCCTGAAGATTGGTCATTTTTTAGGCAACCTGGCGGTGTATACAAGGATGGTGAGGACTGGAAGATTAATGAGGGTGCTGAGAACTTGTTTAACCTGCCTGATCAATACTATAAGCGTGGTCTTAGCGGTAAAACTAACGACTGGATTAAGGTAAACCTAGCCAATGAGTATGGATTCGTATCAAACGGCAAGCCTGTACACCCAATGTATACAGATTCTGTCCACTGTCAGCACCTTGATTTCCAACCAAGCAAGGATTTCCCTATTGTGCTTGGCTTTGACTTTGGTAGAACTCCCGCGTGTGCGTTTTTACAGCGTACTTCCATTGGCCGTTGGGTATGTTTCGATGAAATGGTACTCACAGACTCAGGAGCAGTAGACTTTGCACCTACACTTAAAAGATATATCGAAGAAATGTACCCTGATCACGAGTTTAAAGGGTGGGGCGATCCTAGTGGACAGAACAAAAATCAATCTAACAGTGAAACCCCGTTCCAAATCATGCGTGCCGCAGGTATACCTTGCTACCCTACACAAAGTAATGACCCATTAAAGCGTAGAGCAGCCTTAGAAGTCCCCATGAAAGAGATGTGTATGGACGGGAAGCCTAGATTCACTGTCTTACCCAAAGCTTCTATGATCCGTAAGGGTCTACAAGGTGGTTTCTGCTACCGTAGAGTACAGACTACTGGTGAACGCTACACTGATGAGCCAGATAAGAATGAATACTCTCACCCAGTAGAAGCATTAGAGTACGCTTTACAAGGTGAAGGAGAAGGTAGGCAAGCATTGTCTAGGTCTGGTAGTTTTGATAAACCTATTACAGCTAAAGTAGGCTTTAATGTCTTCAAATGATATGTATGTAGTCTTTGAGGACGATGATAAACACTGGTGGTCGTGGTTTTTAAAATCAGGCATACGACATTGCTATGTGATTAAACCTGAAGTGCATAACTTCATTGTCTACGGCAGAACTAGCGAAAGGTTTGATTTGTTTAACGCTATAGACAAAAATGATATAATCACTCCCAATTCTATTGTAATTGGTTATAAGTCAAGACCTGTTAAACGGTCTTTGTTTATGCTGAATACTTGTGTGGGGCATGCCAAACAATTACTGGGTATCAACAATCCATTAATTCTCACACCTTATCAACTGCTTAAATATTTGAGGAAGAGTAATGAAATCTCCAAAAGCACCTAAACCTAACGCTGAAGAAATATCAATGGCAGCGCGTCAGTCCAGAGCATTAGACGAAGAAACAGAGGATATGGAAAAACGGCTTAAAGCTGTTACTAGAGGTACGCTAGGGTCTAAGTCTTTGTTAGCTAAAGCTCCTACTGCTGGAGGCAAATCTGCTTCTCGACGCGGTTCTGCAAATGCAGGTGGTCGCAGCATTATGGGTATGGGCGGGATAGGAAGATCAGCAGCAAGTGGTTTAATTGGAACTGGCAACAGCGGTTATCAAAGACCTATTAATACTCAAATACGGAACTCGTAATATGGAATTGCCAAAAGAGTTAGGGTCTTTAACAGACTTAAAAAGACGAGAAGCAAAAGCATTTGAGACGGCTGCTCTTTGGCAAGACATGCTAGATGATGTCTATGAATACTTCCTGCCAAATAGAAACTTGTTTGATAGTAATCGCCAAGGCCAGAAGAAGATGGAGCGCATCTTTGACTCTACTGCTCTTGAGGCTATTCAGCAAGGTGCTAGTAAGTTACAGGAAAACATAGCTCCTATTTGGGCGCGATGGGCTACCTTTGCTCCGTCAGACCAAGTTATACAAATGCTAGAGACAGGGCAGTATGATGTATCAGAAGAAGACATTCGTGCAAACCTTGAGAAGCAAGCTGTTATTATCTTTGACTACATTAACCGTTCTAACTTTGCTACACAGTTCTATGAGCATGCTCTTGACCTGCTAGTGGGTACAGGTACGCTACGCATTGATGAAGAAAACAATGATGACATGCCGATTATCTTTAGTGCCATTCCTCAAAAGGGCATAGCGTTTGAAGAAGGCCCATTTGGAAACATCGAGACTCACTGGCGTAGATTCAAAGTTAAAGCGCGTAACCTAGAGCGCCACTGGCCAGGATTTAAAGCCTCGCCAGAAATTCAGAATGTTATTAAGAACTCACCTGATACTGAGGTAGATTGTAGTGAAGGCGTAGTGTATATGCCTGATGCTAAAACATACTATGGTTGTGTGTGGATAGATAAAGAAGATCGTATAAGCTGGATGCAAGACTATGGGGAATCAAGCCCGTGGGTAAGTGGTCGTTACTCTAAGGTGTCTGGTGAAATCCGTGGTCGTGGCCCAGCACTACAAGCACTTCCTGATGTCCGTTCTTTGAACAAAGCTAAAGAATTTGTACTACAGAAAGCTGCTATTGACCTAGCGGGTATGTACACAGCTACTGATGACGGTGTAACTAACCCGTATAACATCTCTATTAGTCCGGGTATCGTTATTCCTGTAGGTTCTAACAACTCTTCTAACCCATCCATTCAGCGATTAGACACTGGCAGTAACTTATCACTAGCTCAGTTTGAAATTGTTGAACTACAGAACGCTATTAAACGTGCATTGTTTAATGATCTGCGTGATCCAGGTGGCCCTGTACGATCTGCTACTGAAGTGGCTGTAGATGCGCGTGATCTGTCTAAGCGTATTGGTTCCGCATTTGGTCGCTTGCAGACTGAAGTGTTAATCCCTATCATTAAGCGCGTTGCTTACATCTTGACTCGTAGAGGTTTAATTACCCCTATACAGCTAAACAGCAGAGACATTGATATTAAGTTTTTGTCGCCATTAGCTAAAGCTCAAGACGGTGAGGACTTAATGTCTGTTCAACAAGCTGTTGCCTTTGTGCTTCAGACTGCTGGGCCAGACCAAGCCAAGATTGCGTTTAAGCTTGAGGACTTCGGTACTTGGGCAGGAGGTAAAACAGGTATGCCAGCAGAGTTAATTAGAAGTGACGCAGAAAAAGCAAAGGTTATTCAAGCTGGTGCTGAAGCTGCACAGGCTGGTATGCCACCTGCACAGCCTCCAATGCAATGAGTTGGGACGAAATAGATAAAGTATCGGTTAATCCTGATGCTGCTAAACAGCAAAATGCGGCTAAACGGTCGCAGGCTGCTGAGTTGGCTAAAGCGTACAACAGATGTTTTAACTCTGAAGAAGGAAAGCAGGTTATTGCTGATTTGCACAAAAGGTTTATTTACGACAACGATACATCTTTCGGTTCTATTAACGCTGATTATGAAGCTGCTTATCATAATGGTGAATCTGGAGTAATTAAATTTATTATTAATCAAATCAACCAAGCAGAAATTCTATGACTAAAGAAGTTACAAAACGTGCTGTCAAAGTTACGCCAAAAGTTCTTATAGGCGAAGAATCTAAAAGGTATTTAGACAAAATTGAATTTCAAATGTCATGGTTAGATGATCTAGCTAAAGAATATAAATTTGATAGCTTTGATTATGTACACAAATTTTGTGCATTTCGGTGTAATCGGAATGGCAGAAGCGTTGAATGGATTGACGTTAACTCTCTTGCCTTGCTAAATGGAAAGCGCAGATTATGCGAGATTAAACTTAAACACCAACCACTGGGCAAGTTAAGAAAGATTATTGACTTACCTTGGGAGCAATTATGTTAGAAGAACAGGCCGCACCAGAAGAAACAACCAGCGATACCCTGTTGGATCAAGCATCACCAACATTAAATGAAGGCGAATACTTTTTATCAGAAGGAATTAAAGGCGCTGGGGATATGCCAGAATGGTACAACCCTAGCAAATACAAATCTGTTTCAGAGCAAGCTAAAGCGTATACAGAATTAGAAAAGAAGTTTGGAGGATTTACAGGCGCACCTAAAGATGGATACAGCGGTCCTGAAGGAATAGAGTCTGATGATGGATTATTATCAGAGTTAACTGAGTTTGCTAACAAAACTAATATGTCTCAAGACGCATTTAATGATGCATGGCAATTGTTAAGCACTCAAGGTGAAGTAGCTGAAGAATACAATCAAGAGCAAGAGTTGTCCAAGTTAGGAGACAACGCACAACAGCGAATTAAAACTGTTGAGGGCTTTATGAAAAACAATATGAGTGCCGATGATTTTGAATCTGCTCGTAGTTTGGTAACTTCAGCAGAGTCAGTTCAACTAATTGAAATGTTAGTTAAAGCTACAGCCCCAACTAAACTGCCAATTGAAGGTGGTGAAAGCCCTACGGGTCTAACTTGGTCTGATATTGAATCGGAAATGTTTAAAAAAGATGAGCAAGGTGGTCTTCTTCGTAGCTCTAGTGTAAGCCACGATGCAAAAATTAAACAAATGATGCAGGATTACGGTGGAAATACGCCACATCACCGGACTGTTGGTTGATAACATAGGGGTATTCAAGGTATAATTCAATAACTGGATACCCTTTCTTAAAGGCCCGGTAAATTTAGGTTGAATGCTGACCAATTTACTGGGTACTCAGCACAAACCTTGAAAAACTTTTTATTAATTACTC